TGGAGCGGCTCGCGACGACGGGTCTTACCTCACCATGTACGGCTGGAACTTCTCCAACAACGGTATCACGTACGGCGCTTGCGACGCCACAGTCGCGTGCGCCTTGGAGAACCGGTTCCTCAACTGCCGGCCTGGTGGGCAAGCATTGGAGGTGGAGTACAGGGAGAATCAGCGCATCTTCTGCCGCGATAATTCCGACTTCATCGATTCAGTGTGTGAGATCGCCACCCCCTACTTCGTGTCGTACACAGACGCGTTGACGGAGGCGGACGAGCATCACGCAGACCCACACCCCAAACGTGGGCTGCGCATCCAGGGTTTCGCCCAGTTGCGGAACGACGGCACATACGCCGACAGAGTGTGGATCAACGACTATGTACTAGCCAAACTCAAGAAAGCGGAGACAGCTAAAAACGGCAAAGCACCACGCCTCATCTTGGATATGGGTGTCCCGGCCTCCCTCGAGGGGGGTAGGGTCACTCAGTACATGAAGGAGGCTCTCGACGGCGTTCTCATACCCGTCAAGGACGGCTTCGTGGAGTTCTGCAAGGCGCCAAGCCCATCCCGACTCCGGGGTATCTTTGCGCGCCTCATCAACCCGCCAGGCCGGTTCTACGCCGCTGTGCATTCCGACGATGCATGCTACTCCGTCCGAACAGAGGACGGCGAAGTACACATGTTCAACCTCGACATCTCGAAAAACGACGTCTCACATGAGCACACATTCGACGCTCTCATTCGCGCCACCCCACTGGACGCGCGTGAGGACATGAAGGCTGCTTGTGACCAAGGCCTAAAGCCCATGCTTGTACGCTCCCTCGCCAAACCCGAACGCTCTACAACGCTTCGGCCATACACGAGGAAGATGTACTCTGGGATGACGGTCACGACGGTCATCAACACCCTTGCGTCTATGCTCATTGTGTTATCGCTCGCCATCGACCGTGCCACCACACCTGCAACCATCGCAGGGGCGGCGGCCAAGGTTGGATTCATACTCACCACCGAGGTGGCCGCGACCTACCACGGGTTGCAGTTCCTCAAGCACTCACCAGTGTACGACACGCAGGGAAGGCTTCAAGCCCTGCTCAACATTGGTGTAGTTCTCCGCGCCAGCGGCCAGTGCAAGGGAGATCTTCCAGGACGCGCCTCCACCCCTCTACGCGAGCGGGCACGGCGGTTCCAGGCGGCACTCCTACAAGGACTGGGCCCGCGCTGTCGCTACACTCTACTCGACAACCTCAAAGCATCCTGTGCTGGCACCATCACTGCCGACGCAGTCGCCCGCGTTCACAAAGACGTACTTGAGCACCGCTTCGATCACAATGACGAAGGAGACTACTTCACAGTCGACTCGCACGAAGTGTTTGCACGTTACGCGCTAAGTGAGCAGCAGATGGCAGAGCTAGAGGAGCACTCGCTCGAGCTGGGTTACGGCAAGGCCTACACCGGAGAGGCTGTCACCCTCGTCCTTGAGAAAGACTATGGGTTACGGTCGCTTAGCGACCCACTCTCGGGAGAGCTCCTCGATGAGTGGACGTGGCAGCCAGCAGTGTGTGACTGAGCGCCACAAGGCACAACAACTGAAACATGATTGTATGGAAC